TAAAGGTACTCACGATGATATTATCGATGCATTAGCCTACATAGACCAAGTGTCAGTAGCAGACTTTATGCATACAATTGAATTAGAAGAGGAGTGGGAACCATATGATGATATTGCAGGATACTAAGATATGAGTGAAGGAAGTAGAGAGCAATCTAAGATATGGAACAGATTATACCAACAAATACTTGATAGAGGAGTTGCTCCTCAGCAAGCAGAAGACCTCTCTAAAAACCTTTTAATTGATAGAGGGCATCTAGACAGAGAAGGTTTCGATACCCCAGCTGGTAAACTTAGAGGTGAGATGTCTCCAGGTGAGAGAGCTATAGAGAGAGCTACTACTTATTATGGAGGAAGTTCTTCAGATTACACTTATAATGAGGTTACTAATTATGCTACCAAGAATAAGAATAGGGGATACTAAATAATTATGGGTTTATTTGATTTTATTACAGGTGGTGATTCAGCTGATAATGTGAATACAGCACAAGAGGCTCTGGAAAAGGAAGTCATAGACTATTGGAAAAAATATGGCAAATGGAAGAAGAAGGCAAATGGTAGATATGTCCTAGACTATATACCTGCTGAGGCTTTTAATAGAATAGACTTACAAGGCATATCGGCAAATACTGATGGTGTGCTCCGAGAACAGGCAACATAAGATATGTCAAATAATTATAATAATGAGAATGATTATCAGGCACTAGCAGGTTGGCTAACAACACGCTTAGACCAGTGGAGAAATCATAGAGATAATAATTATCTGAAACAGTGGGATGAATATTATCGTCTATGGAGAGGTATATGGTCTATGGAGGATAGGACTCGTCAATCAGAGAAGTCTAAATTAATATCTCCTGCTCTACAACAAGCAGTAGAATCTTCAGTAGCAGAAATTGAAGAGGCTACTTTCGGTAGAGGAAAATGGTTCGACATTAAAGATGATATGTTGGATAAAGAACCTCAAGATGTGGAGTATGTCCGTAACTTATTACAAGAAGACTTAGAAGCTGCAGGTGTTAAAGATGCCTTATGTGAAGTATTCCTGAACGGTGCTATATATGGTACTGGTATAGGTAAGATAATCACAGAAGAGAAGATAGAGAAGAAACCTACGGAACAACCAGTACCAGGTACATTAACTTCGGTGCGTCAGATAGAAGAATATACTACTGTAGAAGTTAAAGTTGAGGCTATATCACCTAAAGAATTCCTAATTGACCCTAGTGCAGAGTCTATTAATGAGGCTCTAGGAGTAGCACACGAGGTCTATAAGCCACGTTATATTCTTTCTGAAGGAATGGATAAGGGTGTCTATAGAAATATAGATATTGAGGCAGATACTGACGTAGTACAGGTAGGTTTTGACCCTGAATATATCAATAGAGATGCTGGAGACCAGATAAAGATTACTGAATATTGGGGTAAAGTACCTAAGAAATTCTTAAATAAGAAGAAATCAGAAGATGATTTTGAGTATAATGAAGATGAATTAGTCGAAGCTGTAGTTACTCTAGCTAATGATGAATATATACTGAGAGCTGAAGAGAATCCATTTATGATGGTAGATAGACCATTCATAAGCTATCAACACGACATAGTCCCTAGTAAATTCTGGGGTAGAGGTGTATGTGAAAAAGGATTTAATCCACAGAAAGCTCTAGATGCAGAGATGAGAGCAAGAATTGACTCTCTAGCACTGACAACTACACCTATGATTGCTGCAGATGCTACTAGATTACCTAGAGGTATCAAGTTAGAAGTAAGACCTGGTAAGACTATCCTCACTAATGGAGACCCTAAACAGGCTATTATGCCTCTAACACTAGGGAATACAGACCAGAATACATATAATCAAGTAGCTACTCTACAGAATATGATACAGATGGGCACAGGTTCTACAGATGCAGGTGCTGGTGCAGAGAGAGCAACTTCCAGTGGTATGTCTATGCAACAGTCAGCATCTATTAAGAGACAGAAGCGTACATTGATGAACTTCCAGAACACATTCTTAATCCCTATGATTAATAAATCAATGTGGCGTAAGATTCAGTTCGATGTAGAGAGGTATCCAATAGCAGATTATAAGTTCATACCTTATTCTACTATGGGTATAATGGCTAAAGAGTTAGAGATGCAACAAATGGTATCTATGTTACAGTCTATCCCTAAAGACTCTCCAGCATTCAATGTCTTATTGTTAGCAGTATTCCAGAATTCTAGTATGCATAACAGAGACCAGGTAGTTCAAGGTCTAATGCAAGGTATGCAACCTAATCCTGAACAACAACAGATGCAACAGATGCAGATACAACTACAGATGGAACAAGCTAAGGCTGATATTCAGAAGACTCTAGCTGAAGCACAGGAAGAACAAGCTAAAGCTATTAAACATCAGGCGGATGCAGGCACTTCACAACCTAATCAGTTGGATATTCAAGAGAGATTAGTTAAGTTACAAAAAGAATTAGCTAACATCGATAAAGTTAAAGCAGATACACAGAGTACCCGAACAGATACTTTTAGAACAATTCCAGAGATGGAACACTTAGAGTCGGAGACAGCACTAAACTATGCAAATGCACAGAGAAGTAGACAACAAGGAATTTTACCACAATAGATTAAACTTAGTAGAACAAGATGGATGGACAGACTTAGTTCAAGAACTGAAGAATCTAGAAGACATCACTAATAAGTTAGATAGTGTGGAGAATGAGAAAGACCTTTGGTTCGCCAGAGGACAGTTATCGATACTGAGACAAGTAATTGCCTTAGAGGAGATGACAAAACTAGCGGTAGAAGAACTGGATTTATAGTCTAGCCCTGCCATTTTATAGTAACCATAACCCGAAAGGGCGGAGACCAGAAAGATATGAGTAATATAGTAGTGGACACTGACAGTCCTATAACACAAGAAGAGCAAACAACTGTAACACAAGAGCCAACAACAAACGAACAGGAAGAATATCAAGTACCTGAGAAGTTTGCTGGTAAGAGTACAGAGGATATAATTGATAGTTATCAGAATCTCGAAAAGGAAATGGGACGTAAATCCCAGGAAGTTGGAGAGTTAAGAAAGCTATCAGATAGTTTCCTACAAGCTGAAGTGTCTAGGCATACTGACCAGAATAATCCACAACCAGAGGAACAAGAGACAGATTTTTTTGATGACCCCAATGCAGCGGTAAATCAGGCGATAGAGAATCATCCTAAGTTCCAACAGTTCCAACAGTTCCAGCAACAGCAAGTACAATCTGCTGCTAAGGTACAGTTAGAACAAACCCACCCAGACTTTGAGAATGTAGTAAAGGATACTAAATTTCAGGACTGGGTACAAGAGTCACCTATTCGTATACAGATGTTTCAAGCAGCCGATGCTTATAACTTCGATGCAGCTAATGAGTTAATCTCTAACTGGAAAGATAGAAGTATGATTTCCAAAACACAAGAGGTAAACAAACAGCAAGCAGAAGATAGAGAATCTAAACTTAAAACAGCTACTACAGAATCAAGGAGTGCTTCGGGTTCTACAAGCGGTAAGTCGTTCAGGAGAGCTGACTTAATTCGTTTAAAAATGGAAGACCCTACCAAGTATGAATCTATGCAAGATGAAATTTATCAAGCATATGCAGAAGGTAGGGTTAAATAATACTATGCTATTAATCTAAAGGAGAATAAAAAATGGCTAATATGACAACGACTACCGTTGCTAATTTCATCCCAGAAATCTGGTCTGATGAGGTCTTAGCGACTTATAAGTCGAATCTTGTTGCTGCTAATCTAGTACGCAACTTAAACCACCAAGGTAAAAAAGGTGACACAATCCATATACCAACACCAGGTAGGAGTGCAGCCTCTGCTAAAGCAGCAGATACTGAGGTAACTTACATCACAGATACAGCAACAGATACTTCTGTGGTAATTAATAAACACTTCGAATGGACAACTAGAATTGAGGATATTGCAGAACTTCAAGCACTTAATTCTATGCGTAAGTTCTATACTGATGATGCTGGATATGCACTAGCTAAAAATGTAGACTCTCAAATCATTACTGATTTAGATGGAGCTTCTGCGTTGACAGGTGGTAACTCAGTAATTACTAGTGTAACTGACTGGGATGCTTCTATTCTATCAGCTATCGAAGTATTGAATGATGGTGACGTGCCTGTTGATGGACGTGCACTAATTGTTACTCCATCTACTATGACTGCATTGATGAGTGAAGAAAGATTCACTGAGCAAGCGTTCATTGGTGATGGTAATGCTATCAAGACTGGTAAGATTGGTTCTATCTATGGTGTACCTGTATATATGTCTACACAAGTAGGTACAGGTTCAACAGAGAAGGCTTTCTTATTCCAGAAAGATGCACACGTTCTTGCGACACAGCAATCAATTCGTACTCAAACACAATATAAGCAAGAGTTCCTAGCGGACTTATTCACTGCTGATACGGTGTATGGTACTAAGGTTGTTCGTCCAGGTTCAATCCAAGAATTAACTTCATAATAAGTTAGTTTAACTCTAGCCCTTCTTCACTGAGGGGCTTTTGTTAAATTATCTTCGGATGATTTATAACCGAAGTTGCTCAATTAAGAGAACTTCATTTTAAAATAACTCGCTTAATAAAAGGAGAATAAGTATATGCAAGACTTAACAACAATGTTTGACCCGTTTAAAAATTTAACGGTAGGATTCGATGATTACTTTAAACAATTATCTGACCTTACAAAAT